TCTGGATCGCCCGACGCTCGCCGTAGACGGCGGCCTGCGAGAGGTCGCCGAAGAGGCAGGCCACCTCGCCGCTCGAATCGTCGAGCGAGGAGTGCATCGCCGAGACGAGCACGACCGGGTATCCGAGAAACCTCTCGCCGAACCCGGCGGCCACGTCGCTGGACGAGTTGCCGCCAGGGCCGCTCGCACCACCGGGGAGCATCGCGAGCCGAAGCATCGCCGAGCCCCAGCCGGACGGGGAGATGTAGAATCGGGCGTTCCGCCGAGCATAGGTGGGCAGCTTCGCCACCATGTCGGTGAAGTTCTTCATCGTCAGCTCGCCGTAGGTGTCCTCGGTGCCAGCGGTCGTGCTGACGACCGACGCCGAGTGAGCAGCCTTGACGATCTTCTTCGTGATGCTGACCACGCCGTGGTAGGTGCTCTCGCCGTCGGCAGGACCGAACGCCGAATTATCGACGGCCTCAGCGAACGCTTGAGCCGTCTCGACGGCCATGAGGTCGGCGAGGTCGATGACCGAGTCTTCGAGCAGCGAGTTCGGGACGCGGTTCGCCACGCCCCAGATCTTCGCGACGAGCTCGACGTTGTCGAACGTCACGTCGCTCGCGAGCACCTCGGCGTTCTCACCGACCGGACGGGCAGCGAGCCCACCAGTGCGACGGGCGATGTTGAGCGTGTCGCTCGACATCGGCACTCGGCGAGCGTACTGTGGGAACACGCCGTACTCCTCGACGAGCCGGATGATCTCGTTGCTGAGCTCGGGGCTGGTCAGCACACCACCGAGCGAGTTGACGCCGCCCGCCTGGGCGCGGCTCTCGACGCCGTGATCGACGCACCACCGACGGGCTTCGGCGTCGCCGAACACGTAGCCACGCAGGTGCATGCCAGCGCGGTACGCGGACTCGGCAGAACGGAACGCCTTGAGCGGTCCGTGCGACACGGGGATCGCGGGAACGGTACGCTTCTCCACGGGGCTCTCCTCGGTGACGGCAGCCTTCTCGACCGCCTTGGCAGGGGCACCACGCTCCAGAACGGCACGCAGTTCGAGCTCCTTCGCCTGCACGCGCTGCAGGAACTCGATCTGCTCGCGGAGCTTGTCGGCACGGGTTTCGAGCGAGCGGAGCGAAGCCTCCTGCTCCTCGGTCATCGGCTCAGCGCCGTCCTCGGCCGGGGTCTCGCTCATCGCTTCCATCTCGGCGACGACAGCGGCGAGTTCGTCGAGCAGTGCCTTGATCTTGTCCACGAGCGTGACTCCTTGGTCGGGATGCGGCGGCGCTCACGCCACCTATCCACGAACCTACGGAGCCAGACCGGCACCCTTGCAGTTCGACTTGAGGGTCTTTTACTAACCAGTAAAAGCCCGACGACGCACGTGCTCGGAATGCACGACGTGCTTGTCGGTGTGCCCGCAGCGGGGGCAGCGCAGGTAGCGAGTCTGGTACTCGCCTCGTGCCTGACTCGACGCGACATTGAGCCGAGCAGCTTTGCACCGCTCGCACGTGTCGCCGGACTTAGCGGCCATGCTTGGTCAGGTACTCGCGGAGTTCTCGGGCACGGGTCGCCGCAGCCATGCGACGATGAGCCTCGGCGTCACGCTGCCGAACGAACGCATCGTAGGAACGCTGGGCAACTTTCACGTCGGCGTCGGGGTACGCCGGGAACGTGACCGGCCCGACATCGAGGAGCGAGTCGATGCGGCTGATGACCCTGACGCTGCGACCGTCCTCGACGCTCCACGCGTCACCGCCCGACGGCACCGTGAACGAGAACGACGAGCCCTTGACGATGCCCGCACGGATGTTGCTCGCGATGTCCCGCCCGTACGTCGTGTCAGGCACGGGGAACTCATACCGCAGCCCCACCTCGTCCACGCTCATCGACAGCGTGCCGGGATAGCGGGCCAGCGGGAAGTTGGCGTCGTGATTCCAGAGGGCGCGAGTCTCCAGCGGCCGCCGCCGCCCGCGACGCTCGGCGACGATACCGAACGCACCTGGGTCGATCCGCTCGACGAAGTCGCCCAGGTCGAGACTCAACACGCCGAACTTCGCAGCGTAGCCGACGATGTACTCGCGCTCGCTGCCGTCGTCCTCGCTGCGGCTCTCGACCGCGAGCAGCGGCACCGCCGACTCGATCTCGTCAATCGCCAGACTGCGTCGCTCGATGTTCATCGTCGTGCTCCTGTCGTTCTCGTCCGCTGCGTTCATCTGCGTCACAAGTTTTCTGCTCCATGAATAGCCCGAGTCGCCACCCCACATGGCGTGTGCTATCCGACCGTTCGACGGGAATCCGGTCTCGCCCGGACTCCATCCCTCGCCTTGCCTGTCGATCTGATGCCGGTCGAAGAACGCCTTCATCCTGCGTGCCGTCTCGGGGCTGATCGTCGTGCCGTTGCTCAGGTCTCTTGCGCGAGCCACGCCGACTGCCGTGCCGCCTCGGCCGTATTCGCTTCGCCACGCGAGACCCTTCGCAGCCTCTTCTCGCACGCCCGACGGCGGCGAGAAGTCGATGTGGTCATACCTAGCCGCCACGCTTCCGCCTCCGTGGCTTCGCCCGTGGCTCCTCCGCAGGCGGCGGCTCGGGCAGCGCGTCGATCTTCGTGAGCGTGCTCAACTTGTGCCCGACCTGCGTCTCGGTCGCCCGCCAGCCGCCGCTCACCTCTTCGTAGACCGTGATGAGCGCCGCCGGGTCGTCCTCGGTCGCGTCGATCGCGAAGTCGGTGCCGGGCACGTCGAGCCGCCCGTAGTCCATGACGTGGTCGATGCGCCCGCGAGCTCGCCCGCCAGACGAGCCCCACGAGACGTAGTCGCCCTCGGCGACCGTGCCGGGCTCGGATCGCTCTTCGAGCGACCTCGCGGGGGCGTCTTCGACGACCGGCATTTGCTGCGGCTGCGCATCCGCTGCTACTGCCGGTTGACGCTCGACCACCCCTGCGAGGATCGCGTCGATCTGTGCGGGCGGGATCGAAGGGAACGACGCGGCGATCATCGCCGCCGCACCCTCGCGGGTGACGATACCGTCGGAGATCGACTGCACGATCGCGATGAGCCCGGTGATCTGGGCACCGTTGAGCGATACCTCGGCGACCTGGGGCGTGGCGTCCTCGACGACCACCTCCTCGACGACCGGAGCGGGCTCGCCTTCGGCTGCGGCCACGCCGCCCTCGACCGCCTGACCGTCGATGCCGCTGCCTTCTTGCTGCTGGGCGAGTACGTCATCGACCGACGGCGGTGCCCCGAGCGTGCCCATGTTCAGCGGGCGATACCGCTCGTCGCCACCCTCAACCGGGTTGCGGTTCTCCAGTTCGAGGATGTCGTTCGTCGAGAGTGCCCCGATGTCCCACATCGCCCGGTAGTACGCCGAGCGGCTCGCGGCGTCGCCACGCATGAGCCCGCGAACGTCGAACTCGACGAAGTAGCGGTCGTCGTCGCTGATGAGGTCGCGCTGAAACGCCGACTCGAAGCGACGCAGCCACGGGAGGATCGTGTGCTGCACGTAGTCGAGCCCGGCGTGCTCCACCGAGCCGGGGCTCGTCTCGGCACCGAGCAGGTGGAGGGGCACGCGAAACAATCTCGCGATCTCGGCCAACTGCCACTTCCGAGCCTCGATGAACTGCGAATCGTGCATCGACGCCTGCGGGATCTCGATCGGCTTGAGCCCGCCGACGAGCACCGCCGTGCGGTTGCTGTTGTTGACGCCGCCGTGCATCCGCTCCCAGTTGGCACGCAGCGACTCGCGGGCCTCGGCGTTGAGCTCGCCATCCGTGCTGAGCACAAAGCCCGGCCTCGCTCCGTTGCCGAAGAATCGGGCACCGTGGAGCTCGCACGCCCGAGCCAGCGCGATCGCGTCCTTGCAACTCTCGACGACGCTCATGCCATGAACGCCGTCGTCGCTCGGCCCACGCATGTGCAGGATTGCGTCCTGCGAGTACACCGTCTCGCGGCCGTTCTCCTCGCGGTACTTGTAGCGGAGCCGCCCGTTCTCAATTCGCTCGACCTTCATGCGGGACGGGTGCAGCGGAATGAGTTGATCGACAGCACCGGACGCACCCGAGCGGATCTCGCTGTAAGCGTCGCCCCAGAGCCCGACGTGGAAGACCGCCTGCTCACGCCACTCGAAGCTCGTCTGCCATTCGTTGGGCTGCTGGTGGAGACGACGATAAAGCGGCAACTCGACGGCACGGCGAGTCCCGCGAGTCATCCGTTCGAGCACGTGGAGCGGCAGGCTCGCGACGCTCTCCGACAGGATTCGCAGGCACGCGAAAACCGCCGACACTTGCAGCGCGTTGCTCGCGTCGATGCGGATTCCGGCGGCCGAGCGTGACGAGTACTCCTCGTCCCACATTCGCTCCTCACCGGGGAGCCAGAGAATGCGATGCTGTGCGTTGGCGATCATCAGACGAAAAAGATCTCAGGGGTGCCCGAGGGCTTTTGCTCCTGCTCGGATCGCATCCACGAGCCGATGCCCTGGCAGAGGGCGACGATGCCGTCGATACGCTCCGTGCTGGCGGTCTTGCTCGGGTAGATGTTGCCGTGCCGGTCCTCGTGAACAGCGACGTTACCTGCACACCACGTGAGCACCGGATGCCCGCCGTGCCTCACCATGCCGTTGAGCACGAGGTTCTCCAGCGTCTTGGCGGGAGCCGACATTCCGGGCCCGCCTTGTGGATATCCTCGCACGTCCAGCCCGTCCCCTTGCAGTAAGTTTGCCAACATCTGAGCGTTGAACTTCATATCGACCGCCAACTGACGCACCCGGTAGCGGTCGCAGATCGCCTTGATGTCAGCGTGGAGCCGGGTGTAGTCGGTGACGTTGCCGTCGGTCACCCGGATCTGCCCGTCCCGAATCCACCCGAGGTAGTCCACCTTGTCACGCTGAGCCCGCTCTACGGCGTTGGCTTCTGGAATCCAGAAGAACGGCAGCACGTCGATCGTGTTGTCCTCGGGATCGGGGCAGACGAGCACCAGGGCCGAGAGGTCGTACGTGCTCGCGAGATCGAGCCCGGCGTAGACGGGACGGTCGTCAAAGTCCCGCAGCGGGTTCGCACAGCGAGCCCACGCCGCCGGGGCGATCCATCGCGTGTCCTGCGTTGTCCAGACGTTGAGCCGGTAGCGGAGGAACGAGTTGAGCTTCGTCGGCGACTGCTCGGCTTCGCGGGCGTCGGCCGCGAACGACTCCTCGGTGATCGTCTCGCCAAGCGACGGGTTCGCCTGCCGCCAGACCTTCGGGTCTTTCCATGAGCCGTCGGTCGCGCAGTCGGGCGGTGCCGCGTAGATGCACCCGTAGAACGTCGGATCGTACGCCGGGTCTGCGATGCACTTCTCAGCGTAGGAGTGCTGCTCCCAGCAGATGCTGCGACGGTCATAGCCAGCCGTGGTGATCGACAGGATGAGAGGCTGACGACGGGCAGCACCGCCGTATCGCAACGCATCCCAGAGCCGACGGTCCCGCTGGGCGTGGAGCTCGTCGAAGAGGAGCATGTGGATGTTGAGCCCTTCGGCCCGGAACGCATCCGCAGAGAGCACCCGGTAGAACGAGTTCGTCTGGCGATCGACGATCGTCTTCCGCGAGTCGATCACTTCGAGCCGCTTCGACAGCGACGGCGACGCACGAACCATCGACGCCGCTTCGCGGTAGATGATGCCCGCCTGTTCGCGGTCACTGGCAGCGCCGTAGATCTCGGCACCCGGCTCGTTGTCGCAGACGAGACCGTAGAGGGCGACGCCCGCGAGGGTCGTGGATTTCCCGGCCTTTTTTGGCAGTTCGATGTACGAGACGCGATACCTCCGCGAGCCATCGGCGTTGACAGTGCCGAAGATGTCGCCGAGCACTCGCTTCTGCCACTCCAACAGAAGGAACGGCTCGCCAGCCTTTTGTCCCTTGCTGTGCCGCAGGATTTTCTCGAAGAACCCGTAGACCAACTGCTGCTTCTTCGGGTCAACCGTGGGAGCGGAGGAGGTCTTCGAGGTCGTCCCTTGGCTTTTCTTGCGTGCCACTCAATCCGCTCCTGGCCGATGGAGTCAGCCCGAACTCTTGCTCGATCCGCAGCATCGACGCGGCCAACTTCGACAGCATCGTCGCGGCGGGTGTCGATTGCATATACTTCACCTTACCCGCATCGTCACGGATCACGAGCACGTCGAGCCCGCGACGGCACTGATCGAGGTACTTCACAAACTGCTCGTGCATCGTGCAGTAGCGGGCGATCGTGTCCACGTCGGCGTTCGTCATAACGCCCATGCCGAGCAGCTTCGGCACGACGTTGTCCCACTTCTCGCGGGCGACGCCCGTCACCCACTCGGGCGGCGTGATGTCATCGCTTGGCGGCTTTGGCTCGCTCTTGTTCAGCGGCCTTTTGCCGGGGTTGCCCTTGGCGATCTTGATGATCGTCGGCTCTTTGCGCGGGCCTCGTTTGCCCATTGGATGACTCCAGTTCTGCCTTCTTGCCGGTCAATGTCTCCCACCGCTTCACGATCACGTCGCAATACTGCGGGCTAATCTCCATCCCGTAGCACTTGCGGCCCAGTTGCTCGGCGGCGATCAGCGTGGTGCCAGTCCCGCAAAACGGATCAGCAACTGTCTTTGCGTCGCGGCAGAGCGACTGGATGAACCATGCCGGAAGCTCAAGCGGGAACACAGCCCGGTGCTTATCGGCTTGGTCATTTTTGCCTCGCGGGTCTAGTCGCAGCACATTCGACAGCGTTCCGTGAAAATCAGCGAATGGGATGGCCCGCGAAGCATTTCCACCAAACACAAAGCAAAACTCAAAAGCGTTCGACAGCACGTTGGCTTGCATTTGCGGGGCTGCGTTTACTTTGTCCCACACGATCACGTCTACAAGATCGTCAGCTCGTTCAGCAAGCCACCGGACTAGAGCGCGCTTATTGTCAGCTAGCATTTGCACGTTGCATATCACGCACTCGCTTGCAGCCCGAAACGCCGTAAACCAGCCAGCCATCAAATCAGGCCATGAGTCAGGATCGTCTTCGTGCTGGTCATAAAAAGATTCACGCTTCGCGGCCCCTGGAACGTAGTGATCCCGTAGCTTTGCGACGTTCGCGGCACCGTATGGCGGAGACGTGAAGCACAGATCGGCTTTCGTTCCGTTCATCAGCCGCTCGACATCTTCCGCCTTTGTTGAATCGCCGCACAGCAGTCGGTGATCTCCAAGCACCCACAGGTCGCCCGGCTTTGTGATCGGATCGACGGGCGGCTCTGGCACCTCGTCTTCGACGATCTCCTTGTCGCCGTCCTGGTAGAGCTCGGCCGCTTCGGCCATGTCGGCGTACATCTGTTGCAGCCCTTCGCTCCCGGTGTCCACCTCGCGGAGCAAGGCGTCGAGAGCCTGGGCATTCGTCTCGGCCAACGCCGCGAGCGGATCAAGCGAGAGCAGGAGCTTGTCGGCTTCCGCTTCGTTGATGTCGAGGATGAGAACCGGCACCTCTTGGTCGGGCGTAGTCTCGGCCCGAAGGTGGCCGTCCACCAGCATGAGCGAGCCGTCAGGCAACTCGCGGGCGAGCAGGGCATCGGCGTAGCCGACTTCCGCCAAGATGCCGCGTAGAGCGTCCTGTTGAGCCTTGGGGTGCGTTCGCCAGTTCTTCGGGTTCGGAGCCAGTTCCGACGCTTTGACCGTGCGGAGGGCTTTGACGCGGTTACGGATGTTCATGCCAAAACCCTAACCCCCCATGCAAAAACCTGCGGCTTCGCGCACGCGGCGGCAACGGATGGCTTTCGTCACAGCCCGCCGTTTTGGCAGACCCCCTATGGGGTGCCTTTCGCACGCGCCGCCGTCTCGTTCGCTGTCTTCCTGCTGTGACACGAGTGACACAGGCACTGCCCGACATCCACGTCATACCGCGAGCGTCCATCGACGCAGACCTTCGTGCCCGGCACGACCGGCGACACATGGTCAGCGTGGGCGTTGCCCTTCTCGCCGCACACGTGACCGCACGCCCGGCACGTCCAGTTGTCACGCAGGAGAACAGCACGTCGCCACGCTGAGTGACGCTTGTCCGAGTAGCCCCGCTGGTATCCGTTGGGGCGATTCTCTTTCCGCTTGATCCGGTAGTTCGGCCGGGCCGCCCGGATGAACTCGATGCGCTGCGGCATATCTTCACGCTACCACGCGTCCCCGTACCTCTTGCAGTTCCGCGTCCATCATGCCCGCCACCAACCCATCGAACGTCACCCTCGGCGCCCAGCCCAACTGCCTGCGTGCCTTGCTCGCGTCGCCCTGGAGCAGGTCCACCTCAGCCGGTCGGTAGTACCTCGGGTCGATCTCGACGTGGTCGCGGTAGTCCAGCCCCACGCGAGCGAACGCCCGCTCGCAGAACTCCCTCACGCTGTGCGTCTCGCCCGTGGCGATGACGTAGTCGTCGGGTTCGTCCTGTTGCAGCATGAGCCACATCGCCTCGACGTAGTCCGCTGCGTGGCCCCAATCACGCCGGGCGTCGAGGTTGCCGAGGTACAGCTTCTCGGGGATGCCGCTGGCGATGCGTGCCGCTGCCCGCGTGATCTTGCGGGTGACGAACGTCTCGCCCCGCCTCGGGCTCTCGTGATTGAACAGGATGCCGCACGAGGCGTGCATCCCGTAGCTCTCGCGGTAGTTCACCGTGATCCAGTGGGCGTAGACCTTCGCCACGCCGTACGGCGACCGTGGCCGAAACGGCGTCGTCTCCCGCTGCGGTGTCTCGGCGACCTGACCGTACATCTCGGACGAGGACGCTTGATAGACACGGCACCCAGGCACGACGCGGGCTGCTTCGAGGACGTTGAGCGCTCCGAGCCCGACCGCTTCCGCCGTGTACGCGGGCTGGTCGAACGACACGCGCACGTGGCTCTGCGCCGCGAGGTTGTAGAGCTCGTCTGGCTCGATCTCGGCGACGAGCCTTGCCATCGCACCGCCGTCGGTCACGTCGCCGTAGTGCAGGTTGAGCCGGTGGAAGATGTGCTCGATTCGTTGCGTGCCGAACGTGCTCGACCGCCGCACGATGCCGTGGACGATATAGCCCTTCGCGAGCAGGAGCTCGGCGAGATAGGAGCCGTCCTGCCCTGTGATGCCGGTGATTAGAGCGACACGCATTGCTCCCTCCACCACGAGACCGTCTCGGCGATGCCGTTCTGCAGGCTGACCTTCGGCGTCCACCCGAGGATTTCGCGGGCTCGCGTGGCATCCACCGCACGCCTCGGCTGACCGTCGGGCTTCGAGGAGTCCCAGCGAATCACGCCCATGTAGCCGCACTCGCCCGCGATCATCTCGGCGAGCTTCCTCATCTGCACCTCGCCGCCACCACCGAGATTGATCGGATCGGGCGTCGTCACCGTCTCCGCTGCTCGCACGATGCCCTCGGCAGCGTCGTCCACGTGGAGGAACTCTCGCGACGCACATCCCGTCCCCCAGAGCGTCACCGGATCGGTGCGGCAGAATCGCCGGATCATCGCCGGGATCACATGCGAAGACACCGGGTCGAAGTTGTCGTGCGGGCCGTACAGGTTCGTCGGAATCACTACAGCGCCCGGCAAGGAATATTGCTTGTGGTACTGCTTGAGCAGTTCGTAGACCGCTCGCTTCGCAATCCCGTACCCCGCGTTCGTCGGCTCTGGGTAGCCGTTCCAGAGGTCGCTCTCGACGAACGGCACGGGCGGGTTGAGCGGATAACTGCACACCGTCCCGACGACGACGATCTTCTCGACCTCGAACCGTCGGCACTGCTCGATCACATGCAGTCCCATCGCGAGGTTCGCGAACGTGAACCGACCAGGCGTCGCCATGTTCGCGCCGATGCCGCCGACCTCGGCCGCGAGGTGAAGCACGACCTCGGGCCGCACGTCGTCGAAGAGCTCGACGGCGTCATCTTCGGTGGTCAAGTCCCACGCGACCCGACGAGGCACGATGATCTCCGTGCAGCCGCGCTGGGTCAGGAGACGACACACGGCACGTCCGAGAAACCCGGCACCGCCAGTGACGAGGATTCGCTTGGTTGAGATGTCCATGCCCGCATGGTGTCGGGCGTGTCAACTCAGCCGTCCTCGTTTCGGCTGGCGAAGTACCCACGCACCCACTCGACGAGCGTCTCGGGTGCCGAGTCCGTCCAGCGGAGCAGTCCGTTCTCGTCCACCTCGACGTGCGTCGCCGGGTCATATCCGCCGTTCACGACCGGATACCACCGGGAGTGGTACTGGCGGTCGGCGAGGCTCCCGTGGTGCAGGTGCATCGCGTCACCGGGCAGGCACGCGATCTCGCCTCGGACCTTCGCGTACGCGAGTTCCGACCACTCGCGGAAGTGCCGCGCCATCGGCTCGTTCATCAGTCGCAGACAGCGTTTCACTTGGTGGTTCGTCCATCCCTCGACCATCATCGAATCGCCGCTGCCGACGATGTGCCGATCGTAGAGCGGCCAGATGTCGCGTCGTGCCGCCCACGCACCGCCGGGACAGCAGTTCTGCTCGCTCAGATACCTTTCGCAGCGATGTCCGACGCAAAGTTTCT